CGATGATCGAGAAAAGTCTCGACAAGTTCAGGAAAACAGTTTCTGAACCTACACTTCCCTTGGAAGTTAATGTAGGAGTGTTACAATCCTGCATAAGATCCGATAATGTTACCGGATTGGAGGCACAAGTCTCCACAGGACCAAAGTCCTGTATTCAGAGTCCTCAGGCTCCGAATAAACTGGAAGGAAATTATTACCTTCCAGGATCCCGCCACGATGAAGTTGGTGGGCAAACACGATATCTCTTGTATCTGTGTTCCCATAAAGTTCTCTTTATGGAATATGACTTCCAAACATTGGAAGGCAATCCTTGTAATCCAAGGCCAGTAAGATCTTCAAAAGACTTACTATTGTGGGCTGTTCAAGAAGCAGTCCACCATAACACTGCAGTCCGCAGTGTTAGATTCCACTGTGTCGAAGACCAGTCGAAAGCACGGTCTATAACCGTGGCACATTATGCCTATCAGGTCATAATGGGAGCATTTGCACATGCTCTTGTTCCAGCAGTATATTCTGCTGAAACTAAAGCCGGTCTTTCAAAAGACCGGAACTTATGGAGATTTCTCCATGAGCAACTGGCGCCAGAGTCGCCAGAATGGGATGGCTTTACTGGCCATTCCGTCCAAGCCTTTTGTACGGACTTGGAAGAAGCCACCGATTTTGGAAATTGGTGGTTTGCTCGGGCTGTATGGTCCGAGTTCCTAAGGCAAACATCTGGCCCTAGGCAGCCAACAGGATTGATGCTGTTGGCAAAGAGGTTATATACCTCTCCTCGCCCGGTGTTTCACCGGGTGAATGGGAACCAGTATAGCTGGTTCTTCACCAATCGGGCATTCCTGATGGGTGACCTTTTTACAAAGGTTGTCCTGACCATTGGTCAGGATTATAATGTCCGGAAGAGTCTTCTGGATTCCCCCCTTGGGGGTTATATGACGAATCGTCATATACAACGTACGGTTTCAGTAAAACCATACAACCTTGAAACACTCAAGGAAACTGGTCTCGCAAAGCGAGATCCAGTACGTCCCAAAATATCTGGGGCGGCGTACTCCCTCGTTGGGGATGACGTTATAATACTATACGTAGTATTATCAAGAAATATGGTCCTAGAACCATATTTTCGACGCTCTGCAGAGAGCGGCGGTTGGAAGTTATCAGAAGATGATACCTTCGACAGTAAACATCTCATGTTTTACTGTGAAGAGGGATCCTTAGTTCCCTCCGGCCCTACAAAGGCCTCCCGCCAAGCGATCTGGCGAGGAAGGGTAGTCGAC